GTCAATGCCCCCAAGCCCCGGCTGCCCGCCGTTGCCAGCGCCACGACACCGACAACACGGATCGCTTCAGCCATCGTCTCAGCGCCCTCGCTGGCATCGGCCATGTATTCACCCAAGAACACCATGGCACCATTCCAGCTGGCCGTTGCGCCAAGACCCTCATCGACCTGACCAACATATGCGGTCAGACCAGCTGAAAGGACACTGAAAGCCTCATCGCCATCCACCGCAAGCTTGCCAAACGCCCTATCAGCGGTCGATGCCAGACCATCCAGCGCACGCAGGACAATATCGGTGGTCAGCTTCTGGTCTTCGGCGAATTTCTTCAGCTCTTGCCGGGTCACACCAGCTGCGCTTGCAAGGGCATCCAAGAACTCGAGCGGCGCGTTTTCTCGGATCGACCGGAATTCATCACCAGACAGGACGCCGGATTGCAGCGCCTGACCCAATTGCAGCGACACAGACGCCCGCTCCGTGCCGCTCGCACCGCCAGAGGCCAAAAGCTTCTGCAACGTCTCTACGCGGCGCGTTGTGGCCTCAATGCCGTCGCCCGTAGACTTCGCCATGCGCTGCACGGCGGCTGCCGTGCCCGAAACCGAGCTGCGCGTGCGAATGGCCAAGTCGATCAAATTGTTTTGCGCCGCTTCACCGGTCACACCAATTGACTGTAAGCGCCGCTCAACATTGCGCCATTCTTCACCATAAGACCGCAGGTCACCCAAAGCGCGGGCACCCACGACACCACCCACGGCCACCAAGGCCGTGCGGGATGCCAAAATGTTTCGCGTGGACCTTTCCCAGCGCCGGTCGATCCGGTTCAGCCGGTCATTGGTCAGGCGCTCTTGCTTGGCGAGCGTGCTGTCATAGTTCCGGGCCGCGCGCTTAAAGCCGCTATCGTCCGCGCGGTACTCAGTCAGAATGACGTCATGTGGCTGCATTTAGGGCCTGCACCTTCTTTTCAAATTCCTGCTGCGCAGGCCAGAACTCTTGCGGGGTCGATGACCAGAAGTCAGTTGGAGGCCAGCCGAGATGGACTGTCGCAAATGCGAATGTCTCTTCTATCCAGTCTCGCTGGGCGCGATGATCTGGCCCACCTCGGCGTCCCACTTTTTTTGCGCAACCTCGGGGGAATAGAGGCAGCTCAGCAGGAATTGCGCCAGCGAACTGCGTAACCGCTCTGAGGTGATACGCTCTTCAAAGACAACAACGCCGAGCTGTTCGATATCGTCAAACTGATCACCACTTGCGTTGCAGGCGTACCAGATAACTAACACCGCCTCTTCGATGCGCAGACGCTGCAGCTGCACCAGCTCAAGAAGCTCTTGCATGGTCAGCTTGGTGCGCGCCTCGATCTGGCGCATGGCATCATAGGCCGGGCGCATCTGATACGATGCGCCCCCCAACCAAATATCAACGCGGCCGCGCATTAGCTGTTCACCGTCGTGGTCGGATCACCGGCAAATGCCAGCGTCACGTTGACCTCAACAACACCCTCGGTGTTTGCCGGTTCATCGGAAATCGTAACGTGAACATTCCCCGCGCGCTTGTGGCCGCCCGTGGCCGAGTCATCGTATTCGCAAGGCGACGCCGCGCCGCTTTCCGACAGGGCGTACAGGCGGTTCTGCGCTGCCGTCAGCGGGCGTTGCTTGGTGAATGAGAAAGTGATCGTTGCGCCCGCTTCGGCCTGCCACGGGCTCGACCCGTTCTTGCTGCGCGTGATGTTCTGGGTCTTGCCCGAATTGTATGTGGCGTCGTTCTGGAATTCGACTTCCAGAAGCGTGCCCGAGCCATCGTCGATTTTAACGAGGACTTCTTTGCCTTGTACCGGTGCCATTTTATCGGCCTCCTTTGATCATGACTTTGAATCTGCTGACACCGTGCTGCGTGGCCGGGTCATCATCTGGCGCATCCGAACTGGAAATGTGTTCAATGCCGCTTGCGCCCTCCAGCGGCTCCCAGTCTTCGAGCGCGCCAACCACAAGCGACTGAACGCGCGCGACCTCTTCTTCGCCATCCACGATGTCATCACTGGAATCGGCGGTATCAGCGCAAAACACATGCGCCATGAACGTGTGGCGGTCGATATGCCCGGCAGACCCACCAGCACCCTGCAAGACCGTGAAGCCGTCCAAACGGACAAACAGCTGCGGATTGGTTTCTAGAACATCGGTTTCCACAGGAATGCCGGTCGGGTCGCCGTCTGCATCCGGCAGGCCCTCATTCGCCAATGCTGCGGTCAAATGCGCCGTCAGCGCCTTTTGCAGTTCCCAACGCTTGTGAACGCTCATCAGAGTCCCCTTTCTCTACCGCCGCCCGTGCGACCCAAGCCACTTGGCCCGGCACGCCCCGACAGGGATTTTGCAAGAGCGGCCCGCATCCGACCGGCGTGCTTGCCGACGAATTCCAGAACCGCATTGTCGTGAAACGGACGCGCTTTCTGACGGCTGGTGCCGTCATGGACAAACCGCGCATAAAAGGCTGATTTCCGCGCCTTGGCGCTGACATAGCCCACCAGACCCCGCGCACCCTTGGCGCGCAGCGATTTTTTGTAAAACCTCTTCAGCCGCCCGGATCGCCGCCCCGTCATGGCGTCGATGTTTTCCAGACCGGCTTGATGCACCTCATCCACCGTGTCGGAAATCGCCTTGGCGACATTGGCATCCAGTGCAGCCACGCGGCGGCGCGAATTGGACCGCGCCCGCCGAAACCCTTTCGCGCGCATCAGCCCGACTGCACCGATTCACAGGTGAAATCAATCTGCGAGCGGTCCTTGCTGATCACCCACGTCTTAATGCCAAACGCTTCGCCGGTGTTTTCGTCTTTGATCCGCCACGAACCCGTCACCGTTTCCGTCTCGGAATCCTTCCATGTGGTGATTACAACCGTGTTGGTGCCCGCCAAACGCCCGGCAATCACAGCTTCACCACCGCGCAGGTAAAGATCGCTGCACCAGCGGCGCATGATCGTGCGCCATTCCTTTCCGTCTTTCTGCTGAAACGAAAGACGCCGGTTCAAGTTGCCCGCCTGCATATCGCTCAGCCCATCACATTGATCAGAGGCGACAACAGCGTCTGAACGCCCATCGGCAGCTCTCGGGCGGTTTCATCCGTGGTCACCGCCGAAGTGTTCTTGAACCAGTGTGAAACCATCAGCTTGACGGCGTGCTTGATGGCTTCCTTCACCTCGGCGGTGTTCTCAGCGCCAGCGTAGCAGGTCAGGTGCAACCCCGACCAATCATCTGGCATATCTTCCAGCAGGACCGTATCCAGCGGGCAGGGCACGACCGTTCCCTCTGCATCGGTCCATGTGGTGCTGCCGTCGAAATGCTCAATCTTGAATTCCCGGCAGTCAGGGAAGGGAAGGGGCACCACATGAGGTTGACCGATGAGCGGAAACGCCCACTTTTGCCGCAGAATGCACCGGCCAAGACGGCCAGAATATCCATCCAGATGATCCACCGCCACAGCCTCAAGCGCCGTGATCAGGTCATCCTGATCAGGCCCATCGAACCGAAGATGCGCCTTCAGATCATCCAGATCGACCAACGGCGAAGCGGGTGCTTCCACTCGAAACGGGCGCATTAGCCTTTGGCTCCGCCTGATTTGTTTTCAGGGGCAGCGCCCTTGGCTTTGGCTTCCGCCTTGGCGGCATCGGCCTTTTTCTTGGCCTCAGCCTTGGCAGCGGCTTCCAGTGCGTCCGTGACCGCCTTGGCGTCGTCTTCGCTCAGACAATCCAGATCAAGCGCGGCCTTCGCCTCGACAGAATCCAGCTCCAGATCATCATCCGGTGTGAATTCTTTGTGGTACGCAGAGCCCGGAACCACGGCCCGGAACGATTTGATAGGCTTTACCATCGTCTTCCCTTTCAAAGAAAAACCCCGCACACACGAGGCGCGCGGGGCTGGTTGCATTGAAACCTTCAGGCGCGGCTTACGCGGCGCACTTCAGGAATTTAATGGCATCGTCGTTGGTCGGGGTGCCACCCAGACGCTCGCGGATGTGCCATTTCTTGAAACCCGGCCTGGTGATTTCGTCGGGCGTGATCCGCAGATCATGGCGCTCAACCAAGGTGTAACCTTTTTCGAAATCACCGAACCCGATGGGCGTGCTGTTGGCGGCGATGTCGGGCATCGCTTCGGCAGCGGCAACCGGATAGCCCAGCAGCTGCGCAGGCTGACCCACAACCAGACTGTCGGTCCACAGGAAGCGTCCGTTGCTGTCCTTCATCACCCGCACCTTGGACGTGCTCAGCGAGTTCATCACCCAGCTGGCATTCATCCGGTACTGCGACTTCAGCAAATAGACCAGCTCAATCAACTTGTCGGCGCTGCCGATTTGGTCAGCCACACCCGAGGCCAGGAACTGATACACCATGTCGGTGCGCGATCCATCTGCATCAGCGACCGGCGCGTTACCGAGCATTCCCAGAGGCTTTTTGGTGCCGTCACCGGCAATGACCGCGACATCACGCGCATTGGCGAACGCGATCCGCGCGGAATCGGCCAGCCAGTTTTCGATGTTGAAGAACACATCGTCCAGCTGCTCTTCCTGAGCTTCCGGGTAGGCGTAGAC